TTTATTAAGTTCTAATGAATGATAAATACTACTATAATTAACTGAGTATATAATGACACATGGCAGATTTAACTAAAAAACCATATCAAAAAACCCAATTTAGTAATACACAATTGTTAGAATTTAGCAAGTGTATGTCAGACCCGTTCTATTTTTTGAACCAGTATTTCTGGATTCAGCATCCAACACAAGGGCAAATACTATATGCGGCATATCCATATCAACATGATTTGGCAAAGTCTTATCATAATTATAGATTTTCTATATCTATGTTGGGCAGACAGATGGGTAAATCAACAACTGCGGCTGGTTATCTGTTATGGTATGCAATGTTCAATCCAGACCAAACAGTTCTGATTGCGGCACACAAATATTCTGGTGCCCAAGAGATTATGCACAGAATTAGATATGCATATGAGATGTGTCCAGATTTCATTCGTGCAGGTGTAACAAACTATAACAAAGGTAGTATTGAATTTGATAATGGCTCTCGTATCATTGCTCAAGCAACAACAGAAAATACTGGTCGTGGTCTTTCAATCTCACTACTATACGCAGATGAGTTTGCGTTTGTGCGACCAACAATTGCGAAAGAGTTTTGGACTTCTATATCTCCAACATTAGCAACGGGTGGTAAAGCAATTATCACTTCAACACCAAACTTAGATGATGACCAATTCGCAATCATCTGGTCAGGTGCTAATAAGCAATTAGATGATTATGGAAACGAAACAGATGTGGGTATAAATGGTTTTAAACCGTACAAAGCATTATGGCATCAACATCCAGACAGAGATAAACAATGGTCAGTTGAAGAAGAAGCACGTGTTGGTAAAGAACGTTTCTTAAGAGAACATGAATGTCAGTTTATTGCCTACGATGAAACTCTAGTAAATAGTTTGAAGTTGTCGGGGATTAAAGGTGTTGAACCAAAATTGCGTACAGGACAAATTCGTTGGTTTGAAGATATTAATAAAGATTCTACTTATGTTGTTGGACTCGACCCATCCATGGGAACAGGTGGCGACAATGCCGCTATTCAAGTTTGGGCATTACCAGAACTCACACAAGTTGCAGAATGGCAAAATAATAGAACAGATGTGAGAGGACAAGTACAGACAATGCATACAGTTCTCACTATTATTAAAGATGAGATGACAGAACTAGGAAATACTCAACCAGATTTATATTGGTCAGTAGAGAACAACTCATTAGGAGAAGCCGCTCTTATAGTCATTGAAGAAATGGAAGAAGATAGATTTCCTGGAACATTCTTGCACGAGCCGAAGAAAAAAGGTAGACAGAGGGTTTCCAGAAAAGGATTTACTACAACTTATAAGACAAAAATCACAGCCTGTATGAAAATGAAATCTTGGATTGAAAGTGATAAAATGATTCCTATGAGTAAAAACTTAATAAGAGAATTGAAAACATTTATAGCAAAAGGTAAAAGTTATGAGGCAAAATCTGGAGAAACAGATGATTTAGTGTCAGCAACCCTATTATGTGTGAGACAAATACAGTTTATATCAAGATTTGAAGAAGGATATGAAGAAATGCTTGGTGAGAGACTAGACGATGCAGATAGTGATTATTCAGAGCCACTTCCTGTGATATTTTGATAAATACATAAAACAAGTTCGGAAATATAATTATGGCAGTAAATTTAAACGATATCGCAAATAAGACTATGAAGTTGATGCAGGGCAGTGGACACAAGATGAGAATGTTCGATGCTAATAGCGGCAAGAGTGTAGCGACACCAGATGAAGCAAGATTCTTTTACGTTAAAGAGCCAAACATGATGGTTCATATTGATGGGAACACCAATGAACTAAAGTTTCATATCGGCGAAGACGTTGCTATAGATAATCCAGAAATTAATAGTATGATGAATCAACTGAAGTCCTTAGCACGTACCAATATGCTAGATTTCGATATTCGTTCATTTGGAAAACATATTGAACCTAAGAACTATGCATATAAGGTTAAACAAAACAAGGAGAATACCATGAATGACTTATTCAATGAAGGCATGGGCCCATTGTCTGGGTCATCACGTACTAGCCGTCAAACATTAGAAAACGTACGTCTAATATTAAAACATCGTGCGCCAGTAAACGAAGAATCTCGTGGTTCTCGTTCACGTAATATCTCAGCAATCTTCGTTGAGACCGGAGAAGGCGAACGTTTCAAATATCCATTTATTCACTTGAATGGTGCAAGAGCAATGGCAAGACATATCGCATCAGGTGGTGAAACACATGATATGGTAGGCGAAGCAATTGTAGAGTTGTCTAGTAATCTAGCACAATTAAAAGAGTTCACTAAGATAGTAGATAAACAACAATTAGTAAATGAAAACAATCGTAAAGTTGTACTAAATGTTAGACGCAGTATGAACTCAATCAAAGAAAAAGTACAGAGAATTCAAGGTGCTAGAGGTTATGCTAAATTTGTTGAAGGTATTGCTCTTAATGGTGAAAATACACAAGCAGAGATTTCAGAAGAAACATTAGATTCATACGTTCAAAAATTCACAAAGACATCATTTGAAGAATCGTTAAAAGATATTCTACCATTAGTTCATCGTGTAAATGAAGAAGAATTTGAAAATCGTAGAGATAATCAAACTGCAAGAGTTAAAGAAATAATGACAGCGACAGTTAAGAAGACTGGCGAGAGAGTTAACAAGATATCATTTGGCGAGCCAAGTAATCCAGCATATGATTACGATAAAATTAAGAAGCAATTTGCTGAACCTCGTACACCAGAAGAAGCGGCTGAACAGAAGATTTCTAAAATTGCAATGACTTTTGATGATATTGCTGATAGAGTAACAGTAGACACACTAAAAGATAAAGGTGCTAAGAAGAAAGGCCACGACTTGGCGGCTGAAATTTCTTTCTTCTTAACAGATATTGCAGATGCTATTCGTTCTAATCCAAGAGGTATTGATAAAGAAGATATGCAAGTGGCAGGAACACTACTTAAGATGTCAAAAGCATCAGTAGAAACCGTAGAGCCAAAATCAGCAGACGTACAAATATCTGAAATGCTTGAAGAAGCATTCTCAAAATTCGACCCAGACAGAGTGCTTATAGAAAATTAATTTTCTACTTGACATTCATTGTCAACCTATGCTATAATCAAAGAGAGTGTTAAAACTCTCTTTTTTTATGCTTCCAAAAACATTCAAAAAGACTGATTTAATGCTTGACTTTAAGAAAAAAGATAAGTATAATAGTATCATTAGTAGAAATATTTGTGATACATAAAAACTAATAAAAAACTAATAATAAGAAAACTAATAAAGGCTAATATAGGAGAAATATAATGGCAACACTAGCAGAAATCCGTGCAAAACTTCTTGCACAAGACAACAAAGCATCAGAGAACTCTTCCTCAAATAGAGGGACAGATGCAGTCTATCCCTTCTGGAATATGGAAAATGACAATACATCAGTATTGAGATTCCTTCCAGACTCAGACCCCACTAACACATTCTTTTGGAAAGAACGTCAAGTTATTAAACTTCCGTTCCCTGGTGTTAAAGGCGGTGACGAAACTAAACGAGTAATCGTTCAAGTACCTTGCGTTGAAATGTGGGGCGAATCGTGCCCAATTCACGCAGAGATACGTCCTTGGTTTAAAGACCCAGCAATGGAAGACCTAGGTCGTACATATTGGAAAAAGCGTTCATACGTTTTCCAAGGTTTGGTTGTATCTGACCCTATCGGTGGTGAACAACCAGAAAATCCAATTCGTAGATTTATCATTGGACCACAAATTTTCAAGTTATTGAAAGCGGCTCTAATGGACCCAGACATGGATAATCTACCAACGGATTATGAACAAGGTACAGACTTCCGTCTTACTAAAACACAAAAAGGTCAGTATGCTGACTATTCAACTTCATCTTGGTCACGTAAAGAACGTTCACTAAATGAAGAAGAACGTCAAGCAATTGAAACTCATGGTCTATATGACTTGAATGAGTTCATGCCAAAACGTCCAACTGAGGATGACATGCGAGTAATCACAGAGATGTTTGAAGCATCTGTTGATGGTGAATTGTATGACCCAACTCGTTGGGGACAGCACTATAAACCTTATGGGTTAGATGTTCCAGCAGGAACTTCTGCACCTACAACTTCAACTCCATCTGCTCCAAAAGTAGAAGAAGTTAAAGAAGTTGCACCAGCAGAAACAACACCTGTTGCTGAAACACCAACACCAACGCCAACACCGGCACCAGCAACAGCAGAAACGACTGCTGATGCACCGAAGGCCGATGCGGCAGATATCTTAGCAATGATTCGTAGTAGAAAAACTGACTAAGAACCAATATGAGTGTGGGGAGTAAATCTCCCCATACTTTTATAAAA